GCTAGGCGTAGCGCGAAGACAGGATCTTTATCAAAGGGTGACTGATAAACATACCTGGTTCCCAGATTGTTCTGGAAGCGAGATCATGAAAAGATTTAACATGATCTTTGATACCGAGGGTATCTAGCATCGGTTCCCAATCTTGATTTGTGACAACCGTCAATAATTCCGGTTTGTCATATTTATCCATATCGCCAGCACGAATTCTGCTCTCTTCATACGTCGTTTTAATAGGCGGACGAATCATTAGAAAGTAAGAATCCAATACTGGCATTCCCTTAAAAGTTTGCCAACTATTAAGAATATCATATGGTCTCAGCCGCATAGCTAGGTCCTTGATATCCTTATGTTCCGCCTGCAATCGGCGATAAAGTACATTATTAGCTGGGTTTCTAGTTGAACTACCGATTTTCATCAATATTTCAGGAGATGGATACCATACAGATTGTAAGTAACCGTTTACCCGAGATTGCACATAAAAACCTTTGAGGAAGGTCATGTGCCTAGGTTCTGAGTGCACCTTGACTTTAAGATGAACACCGTACTGTATTCCTAAAGTCACCACTTTGGCGCCAATATATTCGTCTACATCATAATCCCCGACATTATTAACACCAATGACTACCTCGCATAAAATATGACACATCAGGTGTGCCATATTTAGCGTGTTACCATCGGTGGTGTCAGGGAGGCCACTGCATCGTCGGGAATAACCCAACTCTACACGAAACCCTTCTTTGTTGTCGGCGTCGCTCTTCCACTCCATAATCCCAGACCCTAATAGATCCTGCCTAAATCTAGGCGTAGCTCTAAAACGGTCGTAGTAAGTATGTTGAATATTGAGCATACCTTCACCCCGAAGAAGTATTTGCGCATGATCCCAATTTTTAGCATCGGTCTCAATTGCATAAACTGAACCATCATCTGCCACGATGATTCCTGCCATATCGTCACCACATGTGGTTATCCCAACGGATCTAGGTGCTAGTTCCAATGCTGAATCAAACCATTGGCCTCTCTCGATTGGGGTGGTCCCAGTACCCCAAGCGTAATGCACCTTGACCCCTTCATATTCGTATACAGGAATATGAAAACGATCCAGAGAATACTCTTCCCTTAACCTTTCATGTAACACAGAGGCTTCCGCCCCATGATAGGCCGTAAAGTCACTTTCTGAAGAAATGATGATCCTCTCTTTGTCTTTAAGCAGATTTTCATCTGTTTTAGACATGAGTTTCACGGATCCGGTGTATGGTCTGGCATAAGTTTTATCCATTATTTGACCATCCAACGTCAGATGGTATGACCCATCCTTCATAAGCTTACGAAGAGCTGGTAAGTATAGATTCGCTTTCAAGTGTTGTTCACACCATTTGAGTCTATCACTATCCTCAATAGTGATTGGAAATGGGTGATAACCTCGCATGAAAGGTACCTGCATTAGTTTCTCACCTCTAATAGCAGATTCTTCAGCGGTTAAGCGAACACCGTTTGGTAACTCCACTTTGGCTAAGAGTGCATTCAACATGCCCACCGCCCCACCTAATCCTTCTTGGTTCGCATGCCACGGAATGTAGTTAGGACCATAGAGATAGGTGTAAGTTTTTGGAGTTGTCGGTGTCAATAGGCTCGGGTTGATTCCAGGTTGGAGCTGGCCCTTGCCTAAGATAGTATATACTTTACCATTATGTGCCAAGCGATAATCACTTGGGTCAACTTCTGGAGTCTGAGTGTGATGACGCTTAGCGAAACGTTGCACACCAAACTTATAAACTCCAGGACCTAGATCCATTACGTCCAGGTCGACTTTCGTGTTCACTGATTCCACGAAAGCCTGGGGCAAATCCGATACGGGTAGGCTACTTGAAGTGATTTTAAC